AGGTGACCTCGTCCGGGCCGACATCGAAGTGGTCGTCGCTGAGGCTCTGCAGGCGGGCCAGCATGGCGTCGATCTCGGCCTTCCTGGCGACGAAGGCGGCCATGGCCTTCTCCTGGGTGCTGGTCATCTGGGTCGGGGTCGTCATCGTCGCTGTCCCTCGGCTCGTTGGCGTGGGTGCATGAATCGCTTCAATCGGCGCGTGTATCCAGTAGAATATCGCTCTACCGATCGAGATTAAGTTGTTGACCTGGAACGCTTATCATCATGCGGGCCACGAGTAATCGCAAGCTCGCCGAAGCGCTCGGCGTCAGCGAGACGGCGGTCCGGAAGGCGCTGGCTTCGGGTCGGATCAGTCGTGATGCCGACGGCGGCTTCGACATCGCGAAGGTCAAGCGGCAGTGGACCGGCAACACCGATGCGGCGCAGCAGCGGCCGGCGGCGAAGGCGGCCCCGAGGTTGCGACCGGTGCCGGTAGCAGCCTTGGAGAGCGTGCGCGAGACGCTGCGGGATCAGGGCGAGGAGCCCGCACCCGGGAGCCCGAGCTTCCTGCAGGCACGGACGGCCAACGAGGTCCTCAAGGCCCAAGAGCGACGGCTGCTGCTGCAGCGGCTCAAGGGCGAGCTGATCGACCGGGCGCGGGCGACGGCGCAGGTCTTCACCCTGGCACGGCAGGAGCGAGATGCCTGGGCGCAATGGCCGGCGCGGGTGGCAGCGGACCTCGCCGCCAGACTGGAGCTGGAAACCCACACCGTGCAGACGGCGCTCGAAGCGGCCGTCAAAGCTCACCTGGCGGAGCTCGCCGAGGTCAAGCCACGGTTCGACTGATCGGCCATCAGCCGGGAGACGAGATCGATGCGACGCTGGCTCGCCACCAACCTGCTCGAGCTGCTGCGCGACACGGCCGCCGGCGGCTTCGTGCTGGTGGTGCTCCTGGCGCTGGCGTGGCTCTCGGGGCTCATGGGCTGAACCATGCGTCTTGACGACTACGACGGTGCGGCGGCGATCGCTGCTGCCTGGGCCGACGGCCTGCGCCCCGATCCCTCGCTCACCGTTTCCGCCTGGGCCGATCGGCATCGCGTGCTGAGCCCGCGGGGTGCGAACGAGGCCGGTCCCTGGCGGACAGCGCGCACCCCGTACCTCGAGGAGATCATGGATCACCTCTCGCCGTCGCATCCCTGCCAGCGGGTGGTGTTCATGAAGGGGGCTCAGACGGGTGGAACGGAGGCAGGCAACAACTTTCTTGGATATGTGATCCACCACGCGCCGGGGCCGATCCTGGCGGTTCAGCCGACGGTGGAGCTGGCCAAGCGGTTCAGCCAGCAGCGAGTGGAGCCGCTGATCGAGGCGAGTCCGATGCTGCGGGAGCGGGTCGCCCCGGCACGATCGCGGGACTCCGGCAACACGGTGCTGAGCAAGACCTTCCCGGGCGGCATCCTGGTGCTGACCGGTGCCAACTCTGCCGTGGGCCTGCGCTCGATGCCGGCCCGCTATCTGTTCCTCGACGAGGTCGACGCATACCCGCCCTCGGCCGACGAGGAGGGTGATCCGGTGGCCTTGGCGGAAGCCAGGACCCGGACCTTCGCCTGGCGGCGCAAGGTGTTCCTGGTCTCGACGCCGACGATCAGGGGAGTATCGCGGATCGAGCGGGAGTACGAGGCCTCCGACCAACGGCGGTTCTTCGTCGGCTGCCCGCATTGCGGCCACCGCCAGTGGCTGACGTTCGAGCGGCTGCGCTGGGCCAAGGGCAGTCCCGAGACCGCCGCCTACCAGTGCGAGGGGTGCGACGCGCGGATCGAGGAGCGGCACAAGACGGCGATGCTCGCCGGTGGCGAGTGGCGGGCGACTTCCACCTCGGCCGATCCGCTGACCGTGGGGTTCCACATCTCCAGCCTCTACAGCCCACTCGGCTGGCTGTCGTGGGAGCGGATTGCCCGCGAGTGGCTGGCGGCCCAGGGCTCGGACGAGGCCATCAGGAGCTTCAAGAACGGGGTCCTGGGCGAGACCTGGCAGGAGAGCGGCGAGGCGCCGGATTGGCAGCGCCTCTACGATCGCCGGGTGCCGTGGCCGGCCGGCACCGTGCCGGCGGGCGGCCTGTTCCTCACCGCCGGTGCCGATGTGCAGAAGGACCGGATCGAGATCGATGTCTGGGCCTGGGGTCGGGGATTGGAGAGCTGGCTGGTCGAGCACATCGTCGTCGAGGGCGGCCCCGAGCAGGCGCGGACCTGGGCGGGGCTCGATGCGCTCCTCGCCCGCACCTGGCCGCACGAGTCGGGGGCCGCCATGGCGCTGTCCCGGCTCGCCATCGACACCGGCTACGAGGCGCCGGCCGTCTATGCCTGGGCCCGTCGTGCCGGCTTCGCCCAGGTGGCCCCGGTCAAGGGGGTGGAGGGCTTCAACCGGGCGAGCCCGGTCTCGGGCCCGACCTTCGTCGATGCCACCGAGGGCGGCAAGCGACTCCGCCGCGGCGCCCGGCTCTGGACCGTGGCGGTCTCCACCTTCAAGGCCGAGACCTATCGGTTCCTGCGCCTCGACCGGCCGACCGACGAGGAGCGCGCCGCCGGCGTGAGGTTCGCGCCCGGCACGATCCACCTGCCCGGCTGGGCGGAGAGCGAGTGGTGCAAGCAATTCGTCGCCGAGCAGCTGGTGACCACGCGCACGAGGCGCGGCTTCCAGAAGCTCGAGTGGCAGAAGCTGCGCGAGCGCAACGAGGCGCTCGACTGCCGGGTCTACGCCAGGGCGGCCGCCTGGATCGCCGGCGCCGATCGCTGGGGCGACGACAAATGGCGGGACCTCGAGCGCCAGGTTGGTGCCACCGAGCCGCCGGCCGTTGAGGCGGCGACGAGCAATACGGATGGTGGTGTCGAGCGCGCACCTGCCGCCGGTGTGGTCCGCCGCCCGCCAGCGCGGCACGGACGGCGCGTGTTCCGCCAGAGCTATGTGAGCTGAGACCATGACCCTGGACGAGATGACGGCGCGGCACGAAGCGCTGCTCGCCGCCCGCTTCCGTGGCGTGCGCACGGTCGAGATCGAGGGCCGGCGCATCACCTATGCGACCGATGCCGAGATGGCGGCGGCTCTGGGCGACCTCGAGCGGCGCATCGCCGAGACGAAGGCGGGGTCTCGGCGGCGGATCGTCCGGACCCGGGCGGCCAAGGGACTTTGAACGGCATGCTGGGTATGGTGCAGCACTGGCGCCGGCGCGTCGGCGCCCTGATCGGCGGCTTCGAGGCCGGCGAGGCGTCGCGGCGGCTGCGGCACTTCCAGCCGAGCCGGGCGCATCTCAACACGCTGGTGGCAGCAGCCGGCGCCGACATCACCGCGCGGGCGCGGTGGCTGGTGCGCAACAACGGCTATGCCGCCAACTCCATCGAGAGCTGGGCCGGCAACGTCGTCGGCGACGGCATCAAGCCGTCGTCGCTGATCGCCGACGCCGACCTAAAGGCAGAGGTGCAGCGGCTCTGGCTCGACTGGACCGACGAGAGCGACACCGAGGGGTTCACCGACTTCTACGGTCAGCAGCGCCGGGCCGCACGCGAGGTGTTCATCGCCGGCGAGGTATTCCTCCGCTTCAGACCGCGCCGCCGCGAGGACGGGCTCACCGTGCCCCTGCAGCTGCAGATGATCCCATCCGAGATGCTGCCGCTCAATCGCAACGAGTCGCTGCCGGGTGGCAACGTGATCCGCCAGGGCATCGAGCTCGACCGCATCGGCAGGCGGGTCGCCTACCACTTCCTGCGCCGCCATCCGGGCGACGTGACCGATCCGGGCCTGCCAGGCGAGACGGTGCGGGTGCCGGCATCCGAGGTGATCCACGTGATCGACCCGGTGGATGCGGGCCAGCTCAGGGGCGTCTCCCGCTTCGCCCCCGGCATCGTCAAGCTGTTCCTCCTCGACCAGTACGACGACGCCGAGCTCGACCGCAAGAAGGTGGCGGCGATGCACGCGCTCTTCATCACCACGCCGGCACCGGCGGAGCCGTTCGATATGGCCGAGAGCGACGAGGGGGCCGAGCGCACCATGGACCTGCAGCCGGGCCAGATCGTCATGCTGGAGCCCGGCGAGGAGGTGCAGACCTCCGCACCCGCCGATGTCGGCCAGACCTACGAGCCCTTCCAGTACCGCACCCTGCTGCAGGTCTCGGCAGCACTCGGGCTGCCGTATGCCTACCTGTCGAACGACATGCTCAAGGCCAACTACTCGAACTCCAGGCTGGCGCTGCTCGAGTTCCGCCGCCGGGTCGAGGCCTACCAGCACGCGGTGATGGTCTGGCAGATCTGCCGGCGGGTCTGGGCCCGCTGGCTGGACACCGCGGTCATGGCCGGTGCCCTCGATCTCCCCGACTACGAGACCCGCCGCCGCGAGCATATCGCCTGCTCCTGGCTGCCGCCGAAGTGGGACTGGGTCGATCCGCTGAAGGACGCCCGTGCCGAGATCGAGCAGATCGAGGCGGGCCTCAAGAGCCGCACCCAGGCGCTGGCCGAGCGCGGCTACGACGCCGACCAGGTCGACGCCGAGATCGCCGGCGACCGCGAGCGGGAGCGCGGACTCGGTCTTTCGTTCACCGGCGCACGGCCCGAGCCGATCCCGCCGGACGATCAGGCCCAGCCGAACCCCGCACCACCCGCCGACTGAGGCTCGCATGACGTCGCACCATCCTGTCCTGACCCGGCTCGCCGGCCGGCCATTGGCGCTCGCACCACGGGCGATCGATGCCCTGCTCGCCGTGGGTCGCACGCTCGACGCTCGATCGACGATCCCGCTGGCCAGCGTCGGCGATCGGCATGCCACCCACGGCTTCACCCTGACCGACAGCTTCATCGCGGTGGTGCCGGTGGTCGGGCCGCTGGTCAGCCGCGGCGACTGGCTCTCGGCCCTCTTTGGTGCGACCGACTACGGCACGCTTGGTGGCACTATCGGCGCGGCCTTCGCCGAACCGTCGGCACGTGCCGTTCTCCTCGAACTCGACTCGCCCGGCGGCGAGGTCGGCGGCCTGCTCGATCTGGTCGAGCGCCTCACGGCCTTGCGGGCTGAGAGCGGCAAGCCGCTCTGGGCGGTGGCGAGCGAGTCTGCCCTCTCGGCCGGCTTCG